ATGTTATAAACATCAATACTACAACTGCCGCACTCAAATAAGATTTAATAAGACGTGGGGCTACTTTCCAATTTTGGTATAGCCACGAAGCAGTTACTAGTTTACCTACTTCAAGAACAGTCCCCATAATCATAATAGGAATTGCCGCCGCGGCAAAAATAGCCGCCAAGCCTGCAATTGAATAGTAAATTGCTACCGCTGAAATGCTGAGTGCAGTCAGCAATGTTATAATTGCCATGAACATACTATTATTTATGTGAAAAAATAGGTTATTCTATGCTGTAAATAGCCGAGTTTGCACCATGCTCTGCACATTCAACACTTACACAATAGCAACGATTATTTGTTGCTTCTCTGATCAATCCATCTGCATAGTTAAAGGCATGTTCGGCAAATTTCTCTGCGCCAACACCATCAAAAGTAACAATGTCTATAAGATCTAATTTTTCTAGTTCTCTAAACTTTTCAAGATGTGGATCATTTATATCCAATGCTGTTTTGTGATCAAAGTGATCTTCTAGCCATTTTTTTAGTGGTTTAAGTCCACCAAAGTCTACTGCCCAGTTTTTATTATCTAATTCGTCACAGCCAAAAGTAAATTTAAATTGTAAACTGTATCCATGTAACAAATGACAATGTGAATGATCTGCGTTAGGTTGTCTGAACACACATGCAAGTCCTATATTGTGTCCATATGTTTTTGTACTATAATGTTTTGCCATATTGGTCTCCTGTTTCTAACGGCAGAGTGTTTAGTGAGGGTTGACGTCTAGTCCTCATATGCAAAGTGCGTTGTAGCATATTGTTATAATACACTAAACAACGCACCTTGTCAAGAAGATTACTTATGTGGGTCAAAATCCTTTGATATTTGGGATTCTTTCCCTTTAAAGTAGTGTTTCGATGGTTCGTAGGATAACCATCTTTTAAATCGTCTTACACGATCCGACTGGTCGGCCGGACTTTTTAATGACCGTTGCTGTTTGTCAAAAACAGCATTAAGCATTAAGATCCCGTCGCCCATGGATCTAAATATCTTTTCCATAGACTTCTCCAAATTGTTGTTAGTTGGGACTGCTTACCGTCTTTTGATGTAATCTGAGGCGTTGGGCTTTCTACCAAATGTACTTATATTTTTTGTCTCAAAAAGAGCTGGTTATAGGCTTCTTTTTAATTATAAAATCTTTGATACAGCGAACGATATCTTCCACCGTTGAACTGGCCTTTGTCTAGCTCACGTTGGCGTCTTTCAAGATCATAGTGATCTTCTGCTTGTGACAAATATTGTTCTTTCCAATCTGTTGCTGTTTTACCAAATAATGCGTTTATGATGCTCTTAATCATTATGGTTTCATTCCTTTTTTTAACTGTGTGTATGCATAGTACGGATTATCTCTATACTCTGTTGTTGCTAGTGTCCATAGTGGATCTTTATCATGATTTAAATCTACTCTAAATAATCCATCCCATATTTTTAATAGTGTTTTCATTTCTCTTCCTTACTTCTTGGGCTTACTAATCTGTTCCCATTCTTCATCTGTGTAGGGCCACATAATTATTCTCCTCGTGTTGTTGAATATCCTGGCATGTTCGCCGCAGATATTTATATCTATTATACAGCAAAAATTGTTGATTTTAAGTGTTATTACAGCAGATTAGATATGCAGTTTTGCTATGACTATTCTTTAACTTTTATGCCCATAGAACGACATGAACCTTCAACTTGCGCCATTGCTTGTTCCACAGTAAAAGCATTCATATCTTCCATTTTATCTTCAGCAATTTTTCTAATCTGTTCTTTGGTGATCTGTTTGATGATATTTCTACCAGGAGTTCTACCACCTTTTTTCAAACCAACTGCTTTCAATATAAAATATGTAACAGGTGGTTTCTTAAGAACAAATGAAAAACTCTTGTCTTTGTAAACAGTAATTAGACATGGAATAGGACCTTCCATGCCTTTAGTTTTATCATTAAACTGTTTACAGAATTCCATTATCTGTATACCACGTTGCCCAAGAGCTGGACCTACAGGCGGAGCAGGTTTTGCCTGTCCGGCTTCAATAACTAGTTTCAAAGTACCAGTAACTTCTTTAGCCATAAGCCTCCGTAATGTTATGCTGATTCAGTGTTTGATTCAGCAGGTGTTTCTTCAGCAGTTGCTTCACTAATTAATTTTAATTGTGTTGCAACAGGCTTGCCTTTATGTTCAGCAACAATATATTCCATTGCTTGGCCTTGGTCAACTTTTGTAATGTTTGCATCTTTAAATGCTGAAACATGTACAAAAACATCGTTGCCGCCATCATCTGGTACTATGAAGCCAAATCCTTTTGCCGCATTATACCATTTTAATTTACCTGTACTCATCTGTACTCCTTATTGTAGTATACTCTGTAAGCACCATTTGTATGCAGTAACTCACAGTTTTTTAAACTATCGTTGCCTTCAACCCATAGTTCAAATTCTTCTTTGATCTTGCCTTGTCCTGTAATAACAGTAACATACTTAAGACCTTGATGCTTGTTTTCGTGAACAAACTTTGTAAACTCTCTCCAAGCATCTTGCACATAATAACCATGTAAATCTAGTCTAGCCATTATATACTAACTTTATTTATAGCAACCTATATTTTTCCAGCTTCTATTAATCGTTTACGATTCTCTAAATGCTGTTCTTCTATATCTTCTTTGCTTTGTCCATTATATAATACTGCGTAGTGTTCGTCAACCATTATTTTATTGATTGTAGAATCTTCCCAAACTAATTCTCCAAGTATACGGCCAAACTTACCTGTTTTGTCTTTGTGTGTTCTCAATATAGCCATACTGCCAACTGGATAGCGAGATTTTACATATTCTTTAGATAACAAGCCAAATTTCTTTTCTTCTTTATCTCTAGTTCTTGATTCTGGAGTATCAATGCCTAATAACCTTACACGTTCCTTATGCATCCATATACCAAATCCTAAATCAATGTCAACATCAACTGTGTCACCATCAACCACTCTCAATATTTTACATTTATATTCGTGCATTTGTTTTTATATTTCCTATCGTTTCCCTTATATCTTCATTTTTGGGATCAAATGTATTTATTTGAGCTACAAGATAGTACACTGTTTGCTCACTCATATTCTTTGCTGTGAAATAGTTTCCTGAATCTAGCATCAGTGCTTTGCCTGTTTCACAAGGTATTCTACCTATATAATCTTTGTCTTTTAATTTGGTTTTATCCATAGGGTTAGGATTGAACATTGCCACATTGTAATATGATGGTTTATCAAACATAAATTTAATCACATTAAAATCGTGCTTATCAGTTTTTTTGTTTTTGTGTAGTTCTATGTAACCCAAAGAATCAAGTGCCATAATTTCTATTTTTTTGGTTGGGAATGTTTGTTTGAACCACGATGTCATTGCATAGCAATGTTCTGTTATTTTTTCATTCCATTCACCGTCATATAATGTAAGACTTCTCCATCCTCGACTGTATTCATTTTTGTGAACATTAAAAAAGTTAAGTGTGTCTAAACCTTTTATTTCTTTTTCCCAAGTTTGCCAACTGTAGCCAATGTTTAATTGTATCCAAGGCAAATTATCAACTGGCATTTCGTTATTTTCTTCTTCGATGACTTTTTGTATTTTATAATGCTCTCTATTTATCAGTGGTAGAGTCCATACGTCATTTCCTAAGTAATCAGGTATAAACATTTTGTTTTATGTGTTTTGAAATTGTGAAGTTGTTTCGATATTAGATATTTTATCTTTTAACCAAAGTTTATGTTTTTTCATTACTGAAAGTTTGTTATCATCTACTTGATTTGTATCTAACATTTTTTCGATTGCTGTATGCAATCTTGCGTGTTGTTGTTTTAACTTTTCTAATTCTGGATTAGACATAGTTATTCTGAATCCTCGTCTTTAGATTCATTGATAGTTAATACAACTCTTGCACCATTGTTTTCAGATAATTCATAAACCAACTCACCTGTTGATTCACCATTACCTAATTCACCAATGTCATAAAGATATTGTGCAAATGCATCTACTACTTGTTGATTTGTTAAATTAAAAGTTTTTTTGTTTTTGTTATCTGCCATAATGTGTATCCTGTTCGTTGTTATTTATCAATCACAAATAATTTCTTACTTGAATTAATCTCAACAACATTTTTGTGTCCTCGTTAATATATAATGTTTGTAGTTTTTCAGCATATCGACATTTGTCCATATACTCCTTGTACTCATTGTTATTGTCTTCTGTTGTGTGCAACCATTCTTCTTTAAACTGACTGTAGGTTGTATCTACATCTTTCCATGCATCTGTACGTTGTGGTCTAAGTTCTGTCCACCAATTATATAGTATTTTAATTTCTTGTAGTGCAGATTGATAATGAGGCTCTTTGGCTTTTTGTGAATATAACCAATCAATACCTTGTAAACCTTTTTCTTTGTCTTTGTAAGATGTATCTGATGTGCCTGTATATATCTGTGCAATGTAGTATTCAACAAAATTTTGTAAATGAGTAAAACTGTCTTGCAGTATTCTATCACCTGTAGAGGTTGGTTCAGTCTTATCAGGAACTGTGTGAAACCATTGGCGAAGTATGTTTACTATTGACATAATTTATTGTAGCACAAAAGTAGGATCAGATCAATCTTCTTTTTTGATCAAAGTAAACTGTTCTGAAATATTACCTTGGAAAGCATATGATCCATAGTGATCTAAATTGATAGATGGATCCATCCAAATTTCTCCGCCCATTTTTTGCCAACGTCTGCAGAATGTATAATCTTCTGAAAGATAACGTTTTGATTCAGGTTCGATCATCGTGTCAAACAATGCATAAAAATATGGCTGTAAACTAGGATCAGTATTTAGATCGTTGTTGTATCTTGTTTCTGGATATTCTTTGACCATTTTATCAATTACTGATCTTTTGATCATCATAAATCCTGTGCCTGCATCTAATACAGGAATCAAACCTTTTACCAAAGGAATTTCTTTTGAATCTGTGTGTTCACGTTTAATATTCAAAACATATGATGCTTGAAATTTTGCAAGTTCAAATGGATCAGTTGGTTTTTGATCTGTGGCCACTCCGTGTACGGCAGGCCAGTTAATTGATTTTTTAGGATAAGCACCAGTGACAATGTCTTTGTCTCGATGTAACATTTTTACAACATCTTGAGGATCAAAACCAATATCAGCATCAATGAACAACAAATGAGTATAGTTTGGATTTTGTAAAAACATTGCTGTAAGAGTGTTACGAGCTCGTGTAACAAGGCTTTCATTTGAAAGTGTTGCAAGTGTAAAATTTAAACCATAATGTTTAAAAAGAATTGACATCCCTGTCATTGCTTTTAAATATGGTTCACCTACCATACCACCGTAACAGGGTGTTGCAACCATGATGTGTTGTTTTCTTAATTCTTCCATGTCGACATTGATACGGTCGTTCATGTTTTGACTTAAAGGTTGATTTGTTTTTGTTTTATCGCTCATTTATTAATCTCCTGTTCCAGGTTTTTCAGACAGAAGATCTCGTTTTGACTTGCTGTAATTTTTTGGATCATATTCATCTGCTTCTGGTAATGCATCTTTTTTCTTTGTGATATTTGGCCATTGTTTAGCATACTCAGTATTTATGTGAACCCAATAGTCTAATTCTGATTTAGCAACATTTGGATCAGTATCTGCCAAAATTGCATCAACCGGGCATTCTGGCTCGCACACACCACAGTCAATACATTCTTCTGGATTAATTGCTAAAAAATTTTCTCCTTCATAGAAACAATCTACAGGACAAACCTCTACGCAATCCGTGTGCTTACATTTAATACAATTTTCATTTACTATATAGGTCATATTTTTATAGTACTATAAACTCATAAAAAAGTCAAGAATTTAACTGATAATATTGTCCCAAGATGGTCTTGGATTGTCTGGATGTTTTTCTTGATTTGATATTTTATTAGAAGCAAAACCAAAGCCAACCATAACAACTGGAAGTCCTTGTATGTCTAAATATTCTTTTAAACAATTATTGTCAAAACATCCACAAAACCCACTTTGTACACCAAGTGCTTCAGCAGTAATAATTGAATTCCAACACGAAAGCCCAACATCAAGATAATCATTCTCAATTGGATCTCCATCATCAAAATACCAAACTAATAGCAAAGGTGCAAGTGTTTGTGCATTCATTTGTGTTTGTAGTATTCCTTGATCTCTCCAGTTATATGCTTCGCTAACTGATCTAGGTGATCGTGTTACCATTAAATCATTATCATCGTCATAGCGAACATCTTTACTAGATACTGTACAAATATATTCATACAAACCCACTTTAGCACGTCTGTGATCTAAACTCTGACCTAGCACTTTGACTTTAAAATTATACCTGTTGTTGCACGATGGTGTCTGTGCCACTGATTTTTTAATCAGTTCTACAATATGTTCAGGTATTGGATTGCCGTCAAAGTATTTGACTGTGGTGCGTTGTTCAAGTATTTTTTCTAATTGTTCTATCATAACAAAATTATTTATTTCATTAACTATTACTATTATATACTTTGATATCTGGCGGAAGGGGAGGGATTCGAACCCTCGATAGAGTTGCCCCTATGCTGGTTTTCAAGACCAGTGCTTTCAACCGCTCAGCCACCCTTCCTTTTTAATACTTATGTCATCATTGGTTGTGTTAGTTTATCAAGCACTTGCTCTTTGAACTGTTTACAACCTTTGGCGACATTTTGTTCCCAATCAGTTGATGCATTTTCATCAGCTGAATCAGAAATATACTTGTAACACAAAAATTCAACTTTGTGTTTTTTACAAATTTTTGCTATTGCGTATGCTTCCATATCGACCACATCACAATCAATTGCTGGCTTTTCTGTGACAAATGTATCTCCTGTGCCACACACAACTTCCGGTGTGCCTAACATGATATCTTTTTCATATGGTGTTTGCCCAAGTTTGAAATTCAAAGGTCTTGCATCCATATCTCTATCGACAAAACCTGTGACTTGTACTAATCCTTTTATATTAGAATTTACTGCTCCGGCAGTGCCATAATTTATAACCAAATTTGGTTTGTAATCTTTTATGATTTGTTCTGTGGTTGAAGCGGCATTGATTTTACCAACTCCTGTAAAAAATATTTCTGTGTTATAGAGACCATCTACTTCTTGTGGCAATGCACATAATACTATAACTTTTATCATTAACTAAACTTTTTAATTGTCTGATATAACCCGTATCCAGCAATACCGGCTGTGAATAAATGTCTTAAACAAGGATCACTTAATAATCCTTCAATCAATCCAGCAAGTGCAGAATTAGTAACTCGTTGTACTGCACCTGCTAATTTTGATAGATCCTCTTTAATCATTTGGTACAACTGCATTATATAACCAACTATGCCAGCAATAAGATTTAAAAGACCTAATGCTTGTCCAATAAAACTTAAAATTTGACCTAATATACTACCTGCTTTAGACAATGCGCCAAACAATTCATCTAAAAATGCACACGGACCTGTTCCAACTGCCGCGGCTTGTCCCAATGCTGTGTTAATTGCATTTACACTCTGACCAATTGATAACATTTGTCCAATTGGTTGAGGACGATGTCCGGTTGGTAAAGAATATGTTGTGCCTCCGCCAACTTGTCCAATAAATGTAAAAGGATTTGATTGACCATAATCTGTTACATCAATTCCACTTTGTATATTTGTATGTCTAGTAAAATCATTTAGTACACCATTAATAGATTGTAAACTAAAAACTTCTGCATCTGTCATTGGTCTACTTAATTCAGGAACTGATGCTCTTGTTGATATATTTGAACTATCCCAACCAATTGGCAAACTGTTCATGCCATTCCATCCGGAACTGTTACCTTCATATAGATTTGTTTTAATTTGAGATAATGATTCTGTATGAGGATTTTTAAATGCCGCCATTGTTTTGATATCATTGCCCCATAAATCTTTAGTATCGGTAACATCAAATAGACCATTCTGTAAACTTTCTTTTGCAATAGGTCCTAAACTTTGACTTATTGCTGTTCCTTCAAAGTCTTTAAATAATCCTTGGTCTTCACCTGGTAATATTGTTTGTGCCATTTTTATCCTACTTAATTTGCAATCACATTTGGTGACCCTGCATTAACTACTATTCCACAACTATAAGAATCACCTATTCTTCCAACTGGTTGAAAATTTGCCAATACATTTGGTGATCCCGAAGCAAGTGCTGTTACATGAGGAACGCAAAGAATATAACCATGTGCTGTATTTGAGTCTCCTACTCTATGCACAGGAATATTGTTTGCTAATACATTAGGTGATCCTGACGCACATGATGCCGGAGGGCATGGTGCATGGTTTGTGTCAGCATCTCCAATTCTTGCTACTTGTGGCATTTTGCTTCTCCTATTATAATAGTATTTATTACGTAACTATCGATGGTGTGCTAGGAGTAACGATTTTTGATGTACTTTGTGTATACGCATCTTTGGCTTGTTTATTAGCCAAAACTGCTGTGATTATTGTACTTTTTAAAAACTCAAATGTTGCTTCTGGATCAGCCATAATCATATATGCTGTCATTCCAACACCTTGTTGAGTCATTGCTAGTGCTAAAGGTTTTGATACTTTGTAAGAAGTATCTGTTTCTTCTATCAATTTACCAACTACTTCATCACTGCCTACAGTACGAAATACTACAATGTCATCTTTGTTTAGTTTTTGTTTTAACATTTTTTACTTTCTACTTTCAAAATAAGGAATAAAAACATCATCAACTATTTTTATCCAATGCTCACTATTTAAATGAGTGCCATCTGCATAATAATTTTTATCATTACGATTTTTGTTTATATAATTATATATGCTTTTATATCCTATTTGTTTGTTTACATAATTTATATTATACTTACTTATGATTGATTTGTCAATCTTACTATTAAAATTAAAAAAAGCATGATCAATTTTTTGATTGGTTAAATAACCAGATATCAGCAAACACATACTAAGTGTTTGATCTTCATAGTATAATTTATTTCTATAAACATTTAATCTTGTTGATTGTTGTAAAATTGATGCAGGTATTTTCGTTGATAGCTCTTGAAACTTTTCTAAACTAGTAGGATCAACATCTGTATCGCCATTGTTTATTCTGTACAAATATGTTCCAGGAACACATTTTTTATTTTTTGCATATCCATGTTCACCATATTCTATCCAGTGATCGTCAGATAATATATCTCCAGAACAATACTTATTATCTTCAATTGCAATTTCATATCTATCATATGACGGTATTTCTACTAACACAAAATTTGGTTTTAAATTATTTACTATAGAAACAAGTCTAGCAGGATATGTTTGTATTCCATACGATCCTCTTCCTCGATTATAATAGTTTTGGTACCCTAGTTTTTTTGAAAGGTATTCTGACCATCTTGGTTTATTTGTCCAATCAACATAGTAGTCGGAAAAGCCGGGCATGTCATGGTGCCTTTCCATAACGTGGCTTGTTCCAACTACAACAAACTTATGTTTATTTAAGTATAGATCTTTTTTAAAGTTCAAAGTTTTCGAATGTTTTGTCATCTACGTCTTGTTTTAATCCGCCAATTACATAACTTTCAACTTCAGTTTCTTGTGGTGCAACCTGTAGTCCAGCACTTGACAACCAGTGTGCCGTCCATGGTAGTGGATTTGTATTTGCAGGTTGATCATAAACTGGATCATAACCAATTGCTTTTAATCTTTTATTTGCAATCCATTCTACATAATCGCCTAACAACTTTTCATTTAATCCAATGATTGATCCATCTTTGAATAAATGTTTTGCCCATGCTTTTTCTTCTTCTACACATTTTTTAAACATATCAATCACTGTATTATCTAAACCTTTGATTGCTTTAATCATTTGTTTATCGTCACCTTTGTGCCAGTTTTTGATAACCTGTGTTGATAAATTTAAGTGTGTTGCTTCATCACGTGCAATAAGTGAAATAATTTTAGCAGAACCTTCCATCAGTTTCAACTCACCAAATGCAAAAGTACAAGCAAATGACACATAAAATCTCAAACCTTCTAAGATGTTTACATTGATCATTGCAAGATATAATTGTTTTTTAACATCAAGTATATCGCCTTTGCCTTTGACAAAATAATCTTCTGCCATTTTAGAAAATGTATCATAATTTTCTGTAACTGATACTGCTCTTTTTAAAATTTCTTTATCGTTAAGAATTGTGTCAAATACTTCAGTTGGATCAGCATACACATTTTTCATAATATGTGTATATGAACGTGAATGAATTGTTTCAAAGAAATCCCAAGTAACAATACAACCTTCAAGCTCTGGATTTGATACATACGGTAAGAAAGCCAAACTTGGACCTCTGCCTTGCACAGAATCCAACAGTGTTTGGTATTTTAAATTTGCAGTAAAAATATGTTTTTGTTCAGGACGAAAGTTTTGATAATCAGCACGGTCTTTTTGTAATGAGACTTCTTCTGGTCTCCAAAAATAACCAAGCATAGTTTGATTAAGTTTGTCCAGTGCAGGGTATTTGAAAACATCATATCTCTGCACACTCTGATCTTCTCCAAAGAACATCGGTTCTTTTGTAAAATCAACTTCATTTCTATTAAATACTGTTTTTGCCATGTTTATATTATATACTCTCTTACTATCTTGTCAATATTTATTAAATTGTACATGAATCACATGCTTCTTCATCGTCATGTGATTGATGTTGTTCAGCACTAGCAATTGCTTCATCTAGTGTGCTTACGTTTTCTTGATCAGTGATGTTTGGTTCTTCACCTTTAAAATCATATGTGTTTTGATAATATGATGTTTTCCAACCAAGTTTGTATGTTTGTAAAAAATCTTTTGTTAAAACACTCATAGGAACTTCGTTGTTGTCAAACTGTGTAGGATTATAACTCCAGTTTCCGCTGATTGCTTGATCAAAGTATTTTTGCATTGCCGCAACAATGTTGATGTATCCTTCATTGCTTGGCATATCCCACAACAGTGTGTAGTATTTTTTGTATGTTTCATACTGTGGCACTATTTGCTTTAGTGGACCTTTTTTAGATTTTTTAACTGACAAATAACCTCTTGGAGGCTCAATGCCGTTGGTTGCATTGCCAACCACACTTGATGATTCCGATGGCATTTGTGCTGACAGTGTTGAATGTCTTAATCCGTGTTCAACAATATCTTTTCTTAATGCTTCCCAGTCCATTTTTAATTTTGCAGATACAATAGTATCAACATCTTTTTTGTACGTATCAATTGGTAATAAACCTTTTGAATACTTTGTTTTCTTAAAGTAATCACAAGCACCTTTTTCTTTGGCAATTGTGTTACTTGCTTTTAATAGATAATATTGAAATGCTTCTGTTAGTTCATTTACTAATTGCCATGCTTCTTTGTCTTTATACATGACTTTGTTTTTAGCCAAATAGTGTGCTAAACCAATGTATCCAATGCCTAAAGAACGTCTTGCTTTTGTGCTGACTTCAGCCGCCTTAACTGGATACTTTTGATGATCAATAATTTGTTCTAAACCACGCACACTTAAATCACATAGTGATTCTAATTCTTTTACATCTTTCAATATACCAACATTAATAGCACTTAAAATACAAAGTGCAATTTCACCTTTGCCATCAATATGCTGTAATGGATCAGTTGGCAATGTTATTTCTTGACACAAGTTAGACATACGCACAGGATCAATAAATGAGCTGTGTTCGTTTGTGTGGTCAATATTCATAATGTAAATACGACCTGTTTCTGCACGTTCTTTTAATATGTCTCCAATTAGTGTGCGAGCTTGAATAGTTTTCTTTGGTATTTTTTTATCTTGTTCATATTTTTTATACAATGCATCAAACTTTGATGTACCAAATGCTTCATACAAGCCAGGCACATCATGTGGTGAAAATAAAGTAATGTCTCCACCTTTAATAAATCTTTCATAAAATATTTTTGACATTTGAATTGAGTAATCAAGTTTACGCACTCTGTTATCTTCTGTACCTTTATTGTTTTTTAAAACAATAATGTCTTCGATTTCTTGATGCCAAATTGGGAAATGTACAGTAGCACTGCCACCACGTACTCCGTTTTGTGTGCAACATCTCACAGTTGATTCAAACTTTTTAAGAAATGGGACAACACCAGTGTGTGCTACTTCGCCTCCCCTAATACGTGAATTAATTCCACGTATTCTACCTGCGTTGATTCCAATGCCGGCTCTTTGTGCAATGTATCTGCCTATAGCCATGTCTGATGCAAAAATTGAATCTAACGTGTCATCAACATCAACAAGCACACACGAAGCAAATTGTCTTAAAGGTGTACGCACACCTGCCATCACAGGTGTAGGAATATTAATTTTAAATTTTGAAATTGCATCATAATATCTTTTGATATATCCCATTCTTGTTTCTTTTGGATAATCATGAAATAAGGTTGCCGCAATCAGCATGTACATGTATTGAGGTGTTTCAAAAACTTTACCTGATGATCTATCTTGCACAAGATACTTGTCAGCAACTTGCCTCAAACCTGCGTAAGTAAAATCATAATCTCTATCATGTTTGATATAAGAATCTAGTGTTTTAAAATCATCGTCTGAGTACCATTGCATAATTTGTGGATCGTACAAACCTTTTTCAATATTTCTACCAACCAAAAATTGTAGTGGTACTTGATAAGCATGATCAATGTGTTTGCCAAAAACTTCTTTTCTGATTGTAAACAATAATAGACGTGCCGCAACATATTGATAGTTTGGTGCTTCAAGTGTGATTAGATCGTTTGCTGATTTGATTAAAATTTCTTGAATTTGTTGTGTGGTCATTCCGTTTGAAAACTGTAGACCAGAATTCATTTCTACCAATGAAGAAGAAACTCCTGATAAACCATCGCAGGCGGCTTCTGTCATTTTATGAACCTTATTAATATCTAAAGGTTCCTGCTGTCCGTCTCTTTTTATAATGAAAATATCTGTTTGATTTTTTGTTGCGTTCATATTTTTACTTACTCTTAATACCTTGTTGTGTTTTTGTTTAGCACATTATTAATTATACTATCACACAACTGATAAAAGCAATAGTTAAATTCAAATTAACAGAAAAATCTGTTAACAACCTACGGTTAGGCTTGTAACCAACGTTCTATTTTGTATGATAAATTAGCATCAGAGGCATTAGCGTTTGCAAATCTAAACTGTAGTTTAGAACTGCTAATTGCCGCCGAAAAAGTTACATCAGATGTTGACGCAGTTTCAACATGTGTATCATTGATTGCTGTTGTTGTGCCATCTGTTGTGATGTGAATTGTTCCAGTTCTAAAACCTGTTCCTAATTTTAAACTGTAGTCAATTTTATAAACATTTGAATCTGTTAAAAGATATTCTGCAATTGTACCATTTGTGCTGTTTGTTAATGTTACTGTTTGCATTGCTCCAATATATTGATTTGTCTGATATTGTGGATAACTTGCTTCTGTAAATATTTCAATATTACTTGCCACTCTTGCTGGATTTTTTCCGGTAGCTGATCCTTCTCTTTTGTTTATAAATCTTGAGATATTGTATGCTTGTTGTGGAGTATCTAAATCAATTTTTAAATTTGAGTTGATAGCAACTTCTCTTGAATTTGTATGTATTGTTGAATTTTCTCCTAAGAAAGTTCCATATGCTGAACCTGAATTAATAGCAGTTGGTTCACCAATATCATTTATACTATCATTTGCATTTGGAGTTTTTAATGCTGTGTACTCAGTTTGATTTACAAACTGTACAAAACCTGTGCCAGTCGTCATATCGACAAAAACTTGATTACTTGCTAAATCGCCTTCTTGCCACTTGTAGTAAGAAGGAATTTGATTATTGTTTAACTCCCAACTTGCTCTAGATCTTAAATGTTCAGTTACTTGTTCTTTTGTCCATTTAGTAACTAAAATTTTAGAACCAGCTTCTGGTATATTTGATCCAGTAAAAGTTATATGAGTTGTTGTGCTGTTAAATGCAATTGTATATTCTGAAGGGTCATATGTTGAAGGTATTCCATTAATATATTTTGTAACAACTAAATCTTCTTCCGAAGGACCAACTGAAAGTTTTGGATGTCCTGTTGGTAAACCATAATTGTTTGTGTTGTATGCAAGAGCAATATTAGCCGCTGGACTTAAGACTTCTGTACCTGTGATATTAAAAAATAGAATACCATTTTCAGTTCCCCAACTGTTTGTTGAAAAATTATTCCAAGTAGTTAAATCACCTAAATAATCGCTTACTTTTGATTGTGCATTTAAAAAAGGAGATACTTGAACATCTGTATTCAATAAATCTTGATTGCCTGCACCGATATATATTTCACGTGTATCAATTGCTAAACCAATTTCACCATCAGCCAATGGCTGTGGGAGATCTACTTTATTTCCACGTCTATTTTTAATTCTAGTGTATGTTGTTGCCACGTTAATACTCCAATATACTACTATTTATTCATTTTGTAATAAGTTTCTACTCTATCTAACCACTTATTTGTAAATGTTTGAAATTCATCGCCTTCTACAACAAATTGCTGGTATTGATTGTCGTGTGTTACCATGAAAATCACACCTTTTTGTATGTTTGTGCCATACACTTCATTGTGAGCCAGTGCATAAGCAGATGCCTGCATAAAATAATCATCAATCCATTCTTTTTTCTTAAATTTGCGTGATGTTTTAAAGTCACCTATAGCAGGAACTCCTTCATGCACACAAATTAAATCTGCTGTGCCGCCATACAGCCCAGGAAATGCTAGATGTGTTTCAATACCCCACACTTCATCAACATTTTTAAGCCCATGCTCGATCACAGTTTCACTTAAATTCTTTGCTTGTACATACACTTGGTTTGTTCCACTGGGTCTTTCTACACCTTCAATATAACACTCAAGATGTTTGTGCATGATTGTACCTAAGTTTGCTGACTCAGTTACAATGCGTTGTGCTTCTGCGGCTCCTACTCGTTTTTTCCAAGCATTGAGAGCCGTCATATCTTTGGTTTTAGAAAGTATAGATGTTACTGACGGCACAGGATCGCCGTCAGCATTTACATAATATCGCTGTCCATCAACATTTTTTCTTTTGAATTGTTGATATTGGAATTTTTCTACTAATAAAGATTTATTTTCTACTTTTTGGTTTTCGTCCAACATAACTTTTAATCACATTCTTCTTTTTTGCTGTTGCTTTTATTTTAGCAACTTTTTTCCCTTTGGCAGAAGATTTCTTTTTTGCTGGACTTTTTGTTTTTGCTTTTTTAGGTTCACCTATAAAAAACAAATCTAATAACCAATCTAATACATTTGCCATAATATTACTCCTTGAACATCATTATAGCAATTTATTTAGGATTTGTCAATTAATTATCTAAGCCAGATTTGGCCGCTTGTGAGGCCATTTTAGATACTTGATCGGCAGTGTCATCTTTTTTACTAAATGAAGAATTGTTAGCAGGAGTATCCAACATAATAGTGTTACCTGTAATAGATTTTATTTTTCCGTTTTTAAGCAAATATGATCTCAATGCTGTTGTATCAACATCTGAACCCAAACCTTTTATTTGTTTTTGGAAATCATCTAATGAAATTTCATTAACTTCATTTGCCATCATTGTGATAATGACAGCATTAATATCTGCATCTAATTGATCGATGTATTTGTCTTCGCCTATGACTTCTTGGATTTTCATTGGTTAAGCCTTTTCGGCTCTACCTAATGGATTTTCTTCTGGACCACTTGCTGAATCATCACCGCCAGTTAAATCGTCTGCTGGTGCTTCTAAATCTTCGCCATCGTCATCCATTGTGCCTAAGTCTGAATCAGCCGGAGCCATATCTGATTGTGCAGGTGCTTCACCTGTTAAAACCAATACTTCATTGTTGACTGCTTCTTTGGCTGTTTTTGCTGATGCAAGTAATGTTTCTAATTGTGATGCAACTGCTTGATTAAATGCTGATGCCTTGTCTGCGCCATATTGATATGACATTTGGTCAACAACTGCACCTAATTCATCATTTTGCATTTTACCAAGTTGCTCAATCATGTCTTGTAATTCATCTACAAGACTTTTTGCCGCAATAACTATTTCTGCTTGTTCAACTTCTTGCTCTAATAGTGCTTTTAATGATTGAACTTTTTCTTCAACTTTGTCTTTTGGTTTATCACCTTGCTTTTTAGCAATTGCTTTTTGTAAGCCTGCTGGTAGTTTCTTTTGTTTATCAGTAAGTTCTTCTTTTACACTTTCTTCTTTCTTATCTTTGCCCATTGCTTTTTTGATGGCTTTATCTTTAGCCGCCATATAATCGTCTGAATCAATATCACCGTCTTTATCGTGATCTTTTTTCTTCGCTTCGATCATGTTATCAATTGCTTCTGCTAATAACAAATGCTTCATGTACTTTGCATTTGTTGAATATGCATTAAAAGGCATCGATGATTCAAGCTCTTTTAATTTTGTTTTAAGATCTTTTTTGACATTGTATAGTTGTTTAATGTCAATAGTGTCATACACTTTGAATCCATATAGGGTGTCAAGTGTTTCATTAATTTTTGCTAATTTTTCGTTAGCGGGTTTTTCAAACTCTGATATATTCATAATGTTTCTACCTTACTTAACTTATTTATACTTTTCTTTATTTTATTCGGTATTTTTTTTAAACAGATCTGTAATTTTAGCCTTGCATTCAAGTGCTAGATCCCTGTTTTTTTCAAATTCCAGTTGATTTTTAGCCTCTTTAGAATAATCGTCTCGTTTTTTAGCATCAAAATACATTTTTTTATAGTGTGATGCTGTATTTGAATACTGCACATATTGATTGTATATTTCGTGTAGTTCAATCATTCTAGGATCAGTGTACAACAATTCATCATTTAAATAGTTTACTAAACAAAACGACATTTCGTACAATTTTATGTCTTTTGATACTGTTTCATTGGTGTCTAAATTAACAACAT